TGGTATGCTGTCGGTTTTGGTCATTGATTAAAACTCCAAACCTTCAAGAGCGATTTTCTCGAAAGCGTACCATGCCAGAAAATTGTCAAAATTCCCCCCTTTGATCTTTGCGGCGAGAAAATAGCCATCAATCAATCCTTCCTCAAGATCGAGGGCCAGCATTTCCATAATGGCTTCGCGGTGCTTTTCGGTGAAAGCTTCGGTTTCGTGGTAATAAATAAGCCCCGAAACCATGCCGGAAATGCAACCATGATTTGCTAAATCCTCAAGCCATTTTCCCCGATCCTCTTTTGACATTTCGCGCACATTGTAAGAAACGATTGCGCGAACGGCCATTTTTAAATCTTCCATTTAATAACCTCCACCCCCCGCGCTATGTGCCGCAGGGAATTTGTTTTACAATATAAAGATGTAGTAATTATCTCCACTTGTCAACACAATTATTTATTTATTTTATTTTTTATCTATCCAATGAATACGGGCAGAATAGCAAGGTATGAAGACACGCAGGCAATCGGAATCGTGGCTCCTGGCGCATTGTGGAAAGGAATTTCAAGCCATAATCGAGCTGTGGCCCGGAAATGGGAATAATGGCCGATAGCTGTAAGTGATAAAATTTCAATCTTAGGCCGCGTGTCTTTTCTTATTCTTATGTTCTTTTTATAAACTACATAATATGTTTATAATCAAATAAACATAAGATACAGAAGTTGTATAAGAAAGAAAAAGGGGGATAGTCTGAAAGGGGGGAAAGGAAAACACAATATATCTATATTAAGAAAATGTAATATAGTTTTCTCAAATAATACTATGATGGTTATATTACACGGCAGAGCATAGTAAAGACATAGGACAAGTACCTTTTCCATTTTCCCATAATCTTAATCTTATACTCTTGCTGCTTCCCGATCCATCTTAAAGCTATACAATGCACCAGACCATAGAAGGATTATTTACTACTGTTTTATATGCAATATGGGCTTCTGCTGTAGTACAATAATAAATAATGTAGTAGTATCGGTGATCTTGTGGTTTACATAATCAACCATCTCCGACACTAACTGAAATGGTTATATTAGTTTTAGCCCCTAGATGGGGGCCGGGAGTGTACCCCATTGGGTTAGTTGGTATGCGTACATACTATCCACCCCCCTCTTGCAACTCCGCCGTATTTTTCATCCTTATTAGATGCTATATTTCCTGGTATTTGTCAAGATATTCCAGGGTTATTTTTTGCAAATCCAGCATCATTTCCCCGCATTGTGAATACACCATTACCCCATGCTCAATAGCTGCCGATAGTTTTTCTTGATCCGTTCTGGTATCTGGCGGGAATTTTACCTTGGGGATTTTAGATTTTGGGAATTTATTTCGCCTCACTATCTTTCACCAATCCACCATGTTTCAGCATTTGGCGATTCGTTCACGGCGAGAAAGTCCGGCGGGTCTTTGTCAAGTATAATTTTTGCAACATTATTATTTCCATACACCAAATATATATTATTTTTAGGAATGGATTCCATTGGATAAATTTTTATTGTTTTTCCGCCATATATAAAGTCTAGTTGAGGCCAATATCGCTTGATCCTCCCACTCCATTTCGGTCTCAGCATATTTATTTTAGTTATTTTAAGCGTCTAGCAATGGTTTTTATTGCAAGCCTGGTGGCCTCATTGGCAACAGATAGTCCGGTTACTAAAAAATACAAACAAAACTTATTTCCGCGCCACATCATTACGATCATGGCGATAGTAAGAATCCACCGAATAAAATCACCAGTTTTTAATTTAGTCATTTTTCACCATCACCATTTCAAGTTGGAATGAATAGAATCCCAATGCTCAATAAACCAATTTCTTGTTATTCGCTCAAATTCTTCGTTTAAATCGTTTGTGGCGCGATTTGGTTGCTTTGCGCCTAAAGATACGGGGGCGGGGGAGATCGGCGCTTGTGGGTGGCAATGCGCTCGATTTTGAGGCATTTGTGGTTTAGTCCGAGTAGTGGTTTTACTCATTTTGGTTGTAGCCGGTTAATTTTGGTCATATTTCTCGATTATTATTTTTTGCCCGGAGTATTTTTTGGATTCCGCCCAAGTATGCCCATTGCTGCAACTATAGCTGGTTGTGTAGGTGTTTGGGTCTTGGTAGTGGAAATTACCATCTTCGTCATAGTACGGTATTGCGGCCAAAAGGGTTGCTGTTTGCGTCCCAACATACACGCAGCTTTTCAGCCCAAGTTCCTGGCATTGGGGGCAAAAGACTTTATTACTCACTTATTTCCTCCGGTACAAATACGGTGCCATCTTTAAGTTCGATAGATTTTATCGGACATTTCCCGCTAATTGGCGTGTGTTTTAGATTTATTAGCGTGAGTGAAACGCCAGATATTCCACAGTACGATTCCAATAACTCGAAATTATCTATTGCAATCGGGCATTTATCGCATATAATCATTCTCCCTCCTATTCCAGTCATAATATTCCCACCCCTTAGGTGTGAATCTACTGGGCGGCCATTTGGAGATTATTTTTCTGACCTTCTCGTGCCACTTAGCGCGGGCAAGACGCTGTTTGTATGTGTGGCCGTCCATAAACCGGGCTTCTATAGAATTTGGCGTTTTAGTACACCCACACAAAAACATATTTCTGTTCCCCGCCATAAAACACCCATCGCAGCTATACGGGCCGCAATATATTTTACAAAACGGGCATTCCTCTGGCGGGTCATTCTCTTTATACCGCCTTATCAAGTCGGCCTGAGCATCAAGCGTGCGTTGCTTGTATGTTTTCATTCTCCCTCCTTCGGCGGAGATGGCAGCGGTTGCCAATGGGTGATCTTTCTAAAAGACCACGGCGCTAATCTGTGGAACAATTCTAATTCGTTGATATTGTCACCCATATATGATGGTTGGAAAAAAGAAACATCAATATTATTTCCGTCAGTAATCAATACGCAAACATTTCTTTCCGGCAATCTTTCCTTCACGCTGATCCAGTTATTGCTCATCTTTAGTCCTCCAGATTCAAAACCATTACATCATTCCCGCATTTTAATATGGCGGTATCATTTTTGATCTTAAAATCGGTACATTCCACACAGCAAAAATGTTGATAGCAAGAGCACTCCATCGGCGTCCATCTGCGCTCGGTATCATTAAATATAAGCAGTATGCCCTGATCTGATATGCGATAGCGCGAGGTCATTTTACGCGACCAACCCCGCTTTTCGGAGTCCAACCTTTGCCCGATAGTATATAGTTCACGGCACTATCGAACTTCTGCTGCATCTTCTCGCCGCATTTCGGGCATACGATTCCCGCTTCAATATCCTTAACCGGCCTTCTCTTGTCGATTTCTTCATGTCCACAGTTCAAACACACATGACTATAAAAGGGCATGGCTATTTCTCCTTTGGCAATTCGGGTAATGGCATCCAGTGAGAAACCCCAATCAGTTCTGAGCATCCGCTTTGTGCATACCACTCACCGTTTGCTATAAATCCACAAAGAATATAATCGCCCTCATCGTGATTCACAAGTAAAACATCTTCCATGTTTTTTGGCAACCTATCTTTAACGCTAATCCACATCTTGTTTCTCCGTATTCTTTATGATTTTAAACTCGCTCTTTCCAGAAAGCCAAATCCATATTCTAAAGCGAATCTTTTGGCCCCAAGTAAACGTATCCCAAAATTCTTTAGAAAGTTCATAGTTAAGATGTAGTGTTTTGCACCCATCTAGTGGGAAAACATTTTTAAACCGAACATGAATTATTGTGGCAGATGATTCAACATTGGTGTAGGGCTTAAATTCTTCTTCCATTTAATTCTCCTTTATTTCTTGAAAGTTCTCGCACGGATTACATTCAATACAGACTTCTTCTGGAATGTCCCCGCCGGGACACCAATAGGTTTCATCCTCGCATTTGGAAAACAACCGACAGTTCTTGCAACAATTCTTCATTCTTTATACCTCACGTTGTTTAGAATTTCTTTTAATGTATCGTCCATATACGGCTTTTCATCATCCGTATCCGGCCCGCGCATGATTTCTTCCAGCTTGACCGAGGCATCGCAAAAGTTAGAATATACCCATGTGTCTTTTAGCGAAGCGTCAGCCGCCACCAAGAACCCGTTATTACATTTAGTGATAGTTGCTATCTTCATGCCACAGATATAGTATAACTTGTACACATTTTCACGAACAAAATTAATTTCGTGAAAACCCTATTTCAATCAATATTAACAGATATATTACAATTTCTGTTACCTTCTTACCCAAAATAGTATTCCCTGTTAATGTTGACAAGTGCGGATATATATTACATATTTGGTACGTGATGGGTAAAACTTATACGTAAATGAAGCAATGCTCATATAGGTTCCGTGAGGGCGATACATACGTAACCAGCGGAAAAGGTAAAGTCGGTGATCAATGCCCGTCTATGTATGCTTCGGAAAAGACAAGCGGCCTATGCTACGGCCACTACAATCAATGGCTTAAAGAGAATGATCCTGCCAAACTGGATGCGGCCAAAGATAAGCGTGCAGCCACGATTAGCGCTAAAAAGGACGAAGCGGCAGAGAATCACGATAAGTTGGTGAATGAATCGGGCGAGAATCCCGGAAAATTCGGCATAGATTCCAGCATTATAGAGGCCATGGGGCTGAATATTCAGACCTCATTGGAAGAAGAACTGGCCCTGTATAAGTCGCTTAACCTTGGCGAGGGGCAGGAAAACTACGATGAAAAGATGGCCTATGCCCGCTGGCTATCTACGCCAGAATCCAAGCGTAACCCTCGATCTATTGAAGCCGCCGCTAAAATCCTATGTATAACCAAGGCCACGCTTGAACTATGGCGGCGGTCGCCGGAACTTACCAAGTTCAAATCCCGCAACGCCGAGGCCATGTTGGAAAATGCCTATTCCCTAGTTGTATATAAAACCTTACAGGGTATAGATCGGCTCGATTACCGTTTCTTTAAAATCTATCAGGAACTACTTAAAGACGTAAGGGTTAAATCTCCCACCAATAATTTCCCCAAACTGCCGGATAGTCTAGTTAAACAGGCCGAGAAGCGTAACGAGGAATCGGGCAGATCGCAGATGCACGGTTCGCTCAATGATATTGAAAAGAACGCCGTCTTTGGTGCCGTGCGGGACGGTGATGTTGAAATAGAACAATGAGTTATTCACCGGCAACCATAAGGTCTATTTTAGAATTATGTTCTGACGACCCACTCTATTTCGGCAAGGTGGTTGCGCCGCAGTTCTTTATCAATGAGTTTGCCGTGTTCCACCGGCACATGATTAAAAAGGTCAACAATCTCCCCAAGGATAAAAATATTATCGTTGTGGAGGTTCCAAGGGGAAACGGTAAGACGGTCATTATCTCCACCCTCAATCCCCTGCACCGCGCCATGTTCGCCAGTTCCAAGGGTGAACGGGTCAAGTATATCGTTATTGCGTCATATTCAAATACCAAGGCCAAACAGATTATAGCCGACTACCGAAACATCATTACCGGTGAAAACTTTCAAGGTATATTTCCCGGCACGGTTCTATTGAAAGACCGCGAGGACGTTCTGGAAGTAGAGAATAAGGAACTTGGTATCAGGTTTATGGTTATGGCGCGTGGCCGTGATAGCCAGATCGCCGGGTTGCGGTACGAGGAAAACAGGCCGCAGATCGTTATTTGTGATGACTTGGAATCGCCGGACGAGGCATATAACCAATCTATCGTTGATTCCAACGAGAACTTTATCAACGAAACGGTGCAGTTCGGCCTTGCGCCTAACGGCACCACCATTCTAATCGGCACCCCGTTTGCCTTCGATTGTTTTACGGAACGCTTCGCCAAGTACCCTCGCGGCGTAGAGGTCGTTAAATATCCTCAACTTGTGGAAACCGAGGATATGGCGATTGAACTTGGAATACCTATCGGGAACAGTATTTGGGAAGATCGCTTTCCCACGGCAACGGTTCTTAAAGAACGGGACGATGCGGTGGCTAACGGTACGATTGACGCATGGATGCGCCAGCGGCAACTTAACCCCGTTTCCGATTCCCAAGTTCGTTTCAACATGAATAAGATTAATAAGATTAAAGATGAAGATAGATTTGAAGAACTTAACGGAAAAAAGTTAAACATCTATATCCTGTCAGATTTTGCATATTCTAAGAAAATGTATGCCGATGAATCGGCAATTATTGTTTTCGGAATTGACGATCAGGCCAATTATTACATCTTGTTCAGCGATAAGGGTAGGTGGGGAGATACCGGAACTATTGAAAAGATAGTCAATCTGGTTCGTGTTTATCAAAAAGATTTGAAATTGGTTGGCGTGGAAATGCATGGTTTGGGTGCGGTTGAAAAGCGGATGCTTGAAATTAAACGAGAACAGAACATATCGTTTTCGGTTGTTCCACTGGAACCACACAACCGGCCAAAGCCGCTTCGCATAAAGCCAATGATTGCGGTTGTGGACGATGGCCGGGTATTTGTGGTTGGAGAACACAAGAAGTTACTTGCAGAATTGGCAAGTTTTCGTGGTGAAGAAAGGTCGCGCGGTGACGATTTAAGCGATACATTTGGTTATATCTTAGATGTTGCCGCCAAGCCGGTTACGGAAAAGACGAAAGAAGAAAGGGCCAAAGAAGAAAACCACCGGCTATTCCAGCAGTTTGCCGCAGAAATAGATAAACAGCACGAAAAACCGAGAACGGTTTGGAGCGTGAATCGAGATGAATATTACTGACATTATACTTTTGCTTATTCTGGCCGTGGTGATCGTGGCGATTATCAAATACGCGCAGTATTTGAGGGAACGCGATAACGTGGAGTCCGTTAGGTTTTCCGCCACAAGCGTTATGCTGGACGATCATTTTACGCAGATCAACGGCCACCAGCTTGAAACCATCGGCCTTATGCGGCGTCTTGTGGCCGAAATGCAGGACTACCGCCGCGACTTCGCGCTTACGCTGAATAAGGAACTCGCTACTAAGGTGCAGGCGATTATCGACGCTGGCGAGAAACCTACCGGCGTTATGAAGAAGTTTAATCCAGAAACGAAACAAGACGAATGGGTTCCAATCGACCCCGGATGGTAAAAATAAATGGCTGAAAAAGAAAGCGGAATTAAAGAAACCGATAAATGGGTTAATTGGGTAGAGGAAAAACTTGGCGACCATCCTACCAAAAACTTTAAGCTCGGCAAAATAGAATGGTGCTATGCCTTCTATCGCGGCGAACAGTATAAGATTTGGGACGAGCGCCAGGGGCGTGTGCGGGACGTAAATATCCCCCGCGAATCACGCTCTATTAGAAACATCTGCCGCCCGTTTTCCGATGCGTTCACGGCCAAGATGTTGAAGGACGACCCCATTCCTTCGGCCTCCCCCTACTCCACCAATACCGAGGAGTTTGACGAAAACCAGGCGCTTGCGTTTAGCGCCGTGGTCGAATATTGGTGGAAGGCAATCGCTAATGGAACCCAAAAACTTCACGATATGGTTTCTTGGGGGGCAATTAGCGGCATTGGCATTGGTAAGGTCTATTGGGATAAAAACTTTAAATCTGGAATTTATACCGGTGATGCTGTTTGGGAATCACTCAACCCCCGCCATATATTCTTTAATGCCGATGCCCGTACCGAAGCCGAACTGCGTTATGTTATTCACCGGTTCCCCAAGGAAAAGAGCGTTGTAGAAGATGAATTTAAACTAAAACGCGGAACCCTAACATCTGACGATAAGGAAAAGTCCGAGGGCGACCGCACGTTTAGCACCAAGTCCCAAGATACCTACGTTTCCGAATCTGACGAGGACACGGTGCTGGTACACGATATTTGGATGAAGGCCGATAAAGAATATCCCAAGGGCAAGCACATCGTTGTCGCTGGCGGTAGAACGCTAATCGAGGAAGATAACCCCGAACCCGATCTGTTGCCGTTCTTTATCTATAATGTTCGCGCCCTACGTGATGATATTTATGGTCAGGGCATTATCTATCCCATCCTTACCATTCAGCGCGACATGAACCGGCTTAATTCTATTATTATGGAAAATGCCTCGCAGATGGGCGTACTGAAATGGCTCGACCCGGAGCAATCCAATACTTTGCCGTCTGCGTTCACTAACGAAGCCGGTGAAATTATAAAGTACACGTTCCCATATAAGCCGGAACAATCCCAGGCCGCGCCTATGCCGCAGCACATTATCGGTCAGGTAGGCGAGTTGTTCCGCATGGCGCAGTTCATAACCGGCTTGCAGGACGTTGGTATGGGCATGATCCCCTATCGCGGCTCGCAGACCAGCCCCGGCGTTGTGCGCGAACTGAAAAACAGCGAGGACGTTATTTTCGCCCCGGAGATCCAAAATGTAACCGATCTGGTGCGCCGAATTATGCGCCGGTTCCGATTGCTTACGAAAAAGTATTATGCCGAAGATCGCATTGTACAGATCATGGGCGAAAACAAGTACATGGAGGCCAAGACCTATCTCGCCGGGAACGATAACAATAATTACGATTTCGACATTAAGGTCGGCGGCGGGTTCTCGCGGTCTGACGAGGCCACTATGGACGAGATTATGAAGCTCGACCAAGGAAATCCGTCCTTCTTTGACAAGGGCGGTGTGGATCGCCGCGTTCTTACCGAGTACGTTATGCGCCGTGTCGGAATGAACAAGCTGCGCGAAGATACCTTTAAGGATAAGCGGCAGGCCGAGCGCAATTTGGAAATGGTGATTAACGGAGTTCGTCCGATTATCAGCAAATACATCAACCCCGATGCTCACATTAAGGTATTCACCGATTATGTAAAAGAGCCGATGTATGACGTGCTGGATGTTGGCATTAAGTTCTCTATTGATTGGTACATAGACCAATGCAACGCAATCAAAATGGGCATGATGTCACCGCAGAAACCACCGCAGATGCAGCAGGGGCAAATGCCGCCGCCGCAAATGCAGCCGCAGATGCCGACCCCGATGGATATGGATGAGGCGGCCCTAAACCGCGCACAGGGTACGGGCCAGCCGACAAATGATATGGGGCAAGCAGAAATGGCACCCCAAGGAGTTTAAAGAATTACTATGGTAGACGAAGAAATTACTTTGGTTAATGGCCCCGTTACTGGAACCGCCGATAGGTTTAGTGATGTAAAGATTGAATTGGCCGATGACGACCCGGTCGTTAAGGCGCTGAACCTTAAAAGCGGTCAACCGGAAACGGAACCGAAAACCGAAGAAGCGAAAACGGAACCTGTTAGCGAAGTTAAGGCCGAACCGCAATCCCCCACGCCGCCCCCGGCGGAAGGAACGGCTACGCCCGAAACTAAGCCCGATAAGGTTCCCTATACGGAGGATGAACTTAAAGCGTTGCTGGCTGATCCGAATGCCACCCTCGATACGTCCCGTTTGGACGATAGAGGGCAAGCCATTCATAAAGAGTTTCAGCGCGGCTACACCAAGAAGTTCGAGGAACTAAAGCGTGAACGTGAGGAAGTCGAGCGTAGAAGGGCGGAGATCGCCGCATTTGAGGAACGCCAGCGCCAACTGGAAGCCGAAAGAAAGTATAAGGAAGATGTTGAGCAGCTTGGCGAGGACGAGGCGAACCGCCTAAAGAAAGAACGTGATCTTGAATCGAGAATTGCACAGCTTGAAGCAGAGCGCCAAGCAGCAATGCAGCGCGAAAGATTGGCTATGCAACGTGAGGCATCGGAGCAATATCGTAGGAAATATGCGGAAACCGCCCCGAAATATTTTTTGCCAGTTGAACAAAATTTTGAAGATCACGCAATGTCCCATACTTGGGGGAAAAATCTCGTTAATGAGAAAAACGGTGATCCCCTCATGTCTCTTGAAGATGGGGCAAAAGATTTTGCCGATATGATTGGGGTAACTAATTTTGGAAATCTCAAAAAAATAATTAAGGCCAATCCCGCAAATTGGGAAGCCCTAAAGAGCGAAATTATTAATGAGTATAACCAAAAGAAATCGCTCGGCCCCAATGTCCCGTCCTCGACTAACGCTACTGTTACCGAGAAGCCCTCCGAGAAAGATATGGCCATGGATATGGCTGCATTCCAGAAAGACTCTAGCGCCGCCTTACTGGAACGCATAAATAGGCGCTTAAAGGAAGAAAATTTAGAAGTTAAATAATTGGAGATATAAATGGCTACGTATGTTTCGTTGAGTGATTTTGCAAATGTTACGATGGAGGAATGGCAGAAAACCGTTCCAAATATCATCAACCATAAATATTGGCTGAATAACAACCTTAAAACCAAAGTCGTTAATCATGGCGGCGAATCGCTGATTAACGTCCCGTTCCAGAGCAAGGGTATGGTGAGTTCTATGCCTTCTGCCGAGAACGTGGCTAACCCCACGCCGGTTGCGCCCGCCTATGTGAACCTCGATCTCTACATGAAAAAGATCGTGGCCCGCATGATGCTGTCAGAGGAAACCATGGCCCTGAATAAGGGCAAGGCGGCTATCGTTGATAACCTCAATCGGCTTATGACCGATACGCTGAATGACTTTAATATGCAGCGCGAGTTCCAGATGCACCAGCCCGCAGACGGCGTTGTGTGCGTTTCCGCCGAGGCCGATACCGCGACTACGATTACCATGGATTCTTGCCGTTGGGTTCGCCCCGGCATGACCCTGGACGGCTTCCAGGACTATTCCGACACCACGGCGGATCATGCTGACGCAGTTGTTTCCAGCGTAGATTATGACAATAAAATTGTTACCTTTACCGCGTCCCTTACCTCTACCACGGATGGCGAGGAATTTGTTATTGCGAATACCTATACCGCCGGTACGATTTCCAGCACCTATCATTGCAACGGTATTGAAACCCTGATTAACAATGACGACCCGGATTACGGCGATTTCATGGGCCGCGACCGTGCGACCTATGCCGATGTTTGCGCCGTGGTCAAGACGGGTGCGAGTGCCGGTACTGCGGAACCCCTGACCCTGGCCCGTATGCGGTCTGTCCTTGATTCTATTGATATGAATTGGGGTAATAGTCTGCCGACCATCATTTATACTTCCGTTGGCTGCTTCAATTCCTATCAGGAAGTTCTGCGTAATGGCAACCAGCCCACGGTTTCCATGCCCGCGAAGGACGGCTACCCTGCTGGTTTGGAGTTCATCTATAACGGCCATGTGTGCCGTCTGGTGAGTTCTCGTCTGGCGCTGCCGAATACCATGTTCTTCATCGACCCCGAACACATCATTAAGTATAAGGCCGCTGATACAGGTTGGGACACTCTGGCCGGGCCGTGGGAGAAGGTGGCCGGTTATCAGCAGTATGAAAAGGTCTATCGTGGATGGGAGAACTACGGCATCGACGTTGCGAAGGCGCATGGGCGTTTGGAAGATGTAACCGAAACGACCTGATGTTAATGGTATTTGTGATAATTAGTTACAACTGCGGGGGGAGGGAAAACCTCCCCTCGTTATTCTGAAAAATGGAGAAAATAAATGTCTAGTTATAGAATTTTTAACACTTTTGAAAAAGTGAGTTCGTCCGGCGTTCCATATACCCAAATTGTAAATAGGGTTGATATTGCGAGTGGTGGTTCTCTGCGCTTTACTACCGCCGCTGATTATCTGTCTATTGGCACCAGTTCCAGTACCTATGGTTCTGGCCTTAAACTGACTTCCAGCAAAACTAGCGTTTTGAGGGCTTATGCCGATGATGGTGCTGCTGTTATTGGTGATGCCGCCGTTCGATCTGGTGTGTTTCGTTTCCTCAATACCGTTAGTCAGACCGGCGAAACGTCTATGTTCGGGGCGCAGGCGCAGTTTAAAATCAAAGCACCGCTGGATAACACCCTGACTAGCGGAAATAGGGCCGGTTCATGGAATTATTGCGAGATTGCCGGAACCACATCTAAGACCGTTACGCTGTCCGGTCCCGCCAAGTTCACCGGCGGTTGTTTTGGCATGGCCGATTGGGATGGTGTTGGCACTCTGGTTATTTCGTCCGGCCATGTTTTCGGCGGCTTCGGTGCGCTTACTAATGTTACCAAAACGGGCGGAACGTTTACCAGAACCGGAACATTTGCTGGATTTGCCACGCTGAATAACGGTGCCTCTAGCTATTATCCTTTCGACTATGGCCTTTATATGCCCGCCGATTCGGTTGTTGCCGGTATTCTGATTGGCGCTTCTTCCTCGGACCCTATTGTTTATGCTGGAACTGGCACGCTCAATATGGTTGAGGTCAACAGCAAACTTACTGCGGCCAGTGGTACTCTGCGAGGCATTGTTTCGTATGCCGAGTTTAGCGGCACCCATGTTTCGACCACGATGAACTGCTACGCCATTCGCGGTTACGCTAAGGTTAGCGGTACTGTTGGTGCTGGCAATACGAATTATAGTACCGGTATACAGGGCAAGTTGGAACTGTCTGGCACCATCGGCGGCGGCAAGCATTGCGCGGTGCTGGCTCAGTTAAACTCTAGCGCGGGTCTTGCCGGGGCTACGGGTGGTACGGTGTACTGCCTGTGGGCTGATGGTATGCAGGTTTCGCAGACCCCGGCCTCTGCGCTTAATATGACCGCTATCGGCGTTGAGTTGCCCGATGCGGCCACCCGTTTTGATTCCGTGTTTTATGTCTATGGTGGGGCCACCTATCTGTTTGACGTTCAGGGTGAGAGCGTTGGCGGCTCTTATGCGGCCACCTACTCCACTGCTCCCGCCGCCGCCACCGGGACTTTAAAGTGTCGCGTTGGTTCTACTGACGTTTATCTGCTTGTTACCACCGATCCTACGGCTTAATTGAAATTCTGGCAGGGGGCAGCAATGCCCCCTAGCCACAAAGGAGATTTATATGAAGGTCAGTTTGATGGGGGCGTTCCGAATCAAGGGGGTTCTCGCAGAACACCTCCTTGGCGTTAATGTTGAAACCGGAGAAAGGAAGAAGCCCGACCTCCGGTTGCCGATGAGCATGAAGCGGCATTTGCGCCGCGTACTGGAAGCGGTTGACGATGAAATTAAGGTCGCTGATCCAGAGCGCATCGAGTTTATCAGTAAGTGGAAAGTGTACGGGGAAAAGAAAGACGAGTTCCCCAAATTCGGTGAAATTGCTGATTTTGACAAGGAATATAAGGAATTGTTTTTCACCGATGATCTGGTTATTCCGTTTACCCCGTTTCATTTGGACTTGCTCGACAACTGGAATGAGTATGTTCCCGATGATGTTGACGGGCTTATGAATGAAATGAATCAAGAATTTGAAAATCAGAAAAAGGCCGAGGCGGAGAAATCTGCCGAGGTTAAAGATAAAGCGCCAGAAAGCGCCAAATCCGATGCGTGACATCGGAACAACCCCCGGAGTTAGCCCCCTAGAAATAGGGGGCGCTCCCCTTATTTGTGCATTAGGGACAAGTGGTTTAAACCGCATCCCAAGGAGATATTAAACATGGCGCAAACGCATGATGCAGTTTGGTGGAAAGAACAGTTTGGCGGCAAGTTTTTGGTTGGCAAGCAGAAGCAGCGTCCGGCCAAGACCGAGGCCGAGGCGCGTGAGTTCGTGGCATTTTATGAGAAGCGCGGTGGCGGATCGGCTCATTGGAAACTGGCCATGCAGAGAGAATTTACTGCGGCTTATGGTAAGCCCTACATGAAGCCGGAGGACTATCGCGTTTATCTGTTGGAGCATAAGGCCGCAGAACTTGAACGGCAGATTGCCGAGAAACAGGCGCAGATTGATAGCGCCGCGAGTAAGGCAACCAATGTTGTTGGCGAGAATAAAACCGAAGAAAAAGAAACCCCCGGTGAATCTATAGGGGTTTATTTTGAAAGTGATGTTCCCCCGCTTACCAAGGCGCAGTTTAAGGAGCGGTTCTGCAAGAATCGCGGTTATGGTAGCGGCGTTCCGCTGACACCCGCAGAGAATTTGCAGTTTGGTAAAGCATGGAAGAAATATCCTAGTCGGATTGAGGAATAACCCATGGGGATCATAGCGATTAAAAACATTTTTAGGAAATGGGTAAATTATGTTTCTGACGATGACCCCAGGTTTTCCACGATCAATCAACTAATCAGAATTAGACAAAAAGAGTTTGAGGATAACCTTCGTATCAAATATGGGTTGAAGGAAAAAAAGAGGGGAAATAAATAATGTATCCATGGTGGCAAGAAGAACCGCAGATAAGCGCCGAGGTCTGTCAGATTATGGGCCGTGGCGACTTTCGGGTCTATGCGGATACCCCGCACCAATGCCTCCATGTAATGTTAGGGAATGAGGAGTGGACTTCGGTGCCATATCCTTGGGGTGAGGCGGCGCGAGAAACCCTCCGCCGCCGCGCCTGGATTTCACACAACGGCCAGAGTAAAGCCGAAGCCCTGAAACAAAAAGAGGATTATGACCGCATGATGGAAGCGAGTCAAAAAGACGAGGATAACACGATGCGGGACATGGCTAAATCCTTGGTGGATTGGGGCTACCGCGACCATGACTATTACATCGTACCGGGAGATAAATAATGGCCTCTACACTTAGCGATATAAGGACTCAGGTTAGGGACTTAATTGACCAGCCGAATGATGGAATTTTTAAGAATCCGCAATTAAACAGAATCATTAACGATGCGGCGCGGGAGGTCTATCAGGAGATACTTCGGCGTCAGCCCAAGTATTTGCATAAATCGTCCACGGTTTCGACTACCGCGAGTACGCCGTACACGGATGTTCCGAGCGATTGCGTGATTATAAATAAGATCGTCAATTCAAGCAACGAAACTCTGGCGCATATTGATCTATCTTCCATGGACACCACATCGAGCAACGGCCCGCCGGAGGGCTACGAGGTTACGGGGCCGCATATCTTCTGGTGGCCCACTCCCGATGCGGTATATGTGCATACCATTTACTACCATCACATTCCGGCTGACATGAGCGCCGATAGTGATGTTCCGACCCTGCCCTATAACTGCCACGATGTTATTTCCTACGGCGCGGCGATCAAAAGCCGTATGTCCAAAGAGGATAAGCTAAACGAATACTACGCGGCATATGAAAGCAAATTAAGTTTATTGCTCCATACGATAGCCGTTGGTCAGACGAATGAAGCGCCCCGCATTAAAGGGGCTTTCCACGACTTCTACATTTTTGACTAACAATGGCTATTGAAAAAAAAGTATTGCCGGTAGCGCCGTGGAAGGGGCTATACGTTGACGGCATGACGCTTCCCGGCGGTTTATCTCAGGCCGAGAATATAGACATTCTGCCTAACGGATGGGCCAAGCGCCGTATGCCTACGCGCACACTCGATGATGCGCTTACGGTTAAGGCCAGCCAGGGATTAAAAGAGCTGGTCGAGTTCCGCAACGCCGCCGGTACGCGCTATCTGTTTGCCGACATGAATATTTCGACCACTATGAAAATCATGGGGGCAGATGTAACCGGCACCACGGATTATGAGTGCGGTACTTGGGCCGATGTGATTACCGGCCTGACCGCAGGCACATCTATTTTGCCGCAGTACGCGGTCATGCAGGATCGTTTATTTCGCGTTGATGGTACAAACAGCCAATACGTTTTTACGACCAACGCGGCATACACCAATAACGGGGTAGCCGCCCCTGCCGCCGCGCCCACGGTGGCCAGTACCACTGGCGGCTCCATGACCGCGGGCGAATACAACTGCTATTACACCTACGTTAAAAAAGATGGAACGTATGTAGTCGAAAGCAATCCGTGTCCGGTAGCCAATATCACGATTGCCGGTAGCGCCATAAATGTTACTATCGTTTCCAGTTCGGACGATGATGTTACCCACATTCGGCTTTATAGGACGCTATACGGCCTGCCGGACGGACACATTTATTATGATAAGGAAGTCGCCAAGGCAGTCTATGTAGCAACTCCGATTCAGCAATTTAATGTGGCTGACGCCTCGCTGACCTCGACCACACTTTCCGAAAACAATTCCGTTCCGCCAACGGCTATCGGCATGGCTGTTGCCGGTAATAGAATGTTCTATCTTACCAAGACGGCGGTTTATTGGAGCAAGATCGAGGCACCGGAGATCGTACCGGCGGCTTGGTATTCAGCCATTGATCCCAATGACGGCGACTTGGGCATGGCTATTTGCGCCATGCAGAATTATGTTCTGGTGTTCAAGCGTCATAAAACCTTCATGTATGACGCCAATAGCGCCGAGGTTGTGGATTCTGTTGTTGGCATAGCACGGCATATCATTTCAACCGATATTGGCTGTATGGCCGCTAATTCCGTGCAATCGTGCGGTGAGCAGAACTGTATCATGTGGCTTTCGCATGAGGGCGTGATGAAGTGGTCTGGCGGCGAGATTACCAATGTCAGTAAGGATCGGGTGAGCTCCATTATAGACGATATAATGTTTTCGGCTAACTCCGAATATTATATTGATAGCGCCTATTATGGTAAAAGATACCACCTGTTATTGGTAGAGAGAAATTCTGCCGGAACGTCCATCACCGATGAACGGCATTTAGTTTATAATTTTGAAACCGATAGTTGGACGGAATATAAATATTATTCAGACGGGGCGACTACTCGGTATTATGAAACCAATCTGGCCGTATCAACGGATTCCAATAAGCGTGATGTTTTCCTGTCAATCATTTGCAAGGTCGCTAACGCAACGCTGGCCTATGTAAACCAAAACGATTATGACCCGGCAGGAACATCTGTTGCTTCTGCCGAGGTATTAGATTCTGCCGGTGATAGCGTTACCACTTTTGACGTACCGATCTTTAGTTATTGCGATAGCAGCGATAATTTATATGTTATTGCCGACAATCTCAATATATTTAAGGTAACTTCGGCTGGTGGCAAATCAACCATAGCAACGGCGGCTCAGGTTAAGACGGCCCTTGGTGAAACGTGGTCAATAACGCCGGGGATTAGTTCTGTTGTAAACGATTCGACCAATTCTTGTTTTTATATTATATTTGAGGCCGAATTGGTTTCTGCCGGAATAAGGGTTACATATGCCGGGGCCATAAGTGAAGTATATCTGTTGAATGATTACATAGGGCTTAATTCCACGGGAACGATACTTTATGGAATATATGATGGTAATGCGTTATATAAAATAACATCACCTGGCCAAGTTGGTGAAGCCGCCGCATTGGTATATCACGTTGGAAACTATACGGATGAATATAATAACTGGAATATATCAACAGCCCCCCGGTCTTATTTATACGATGACGATGTATATATTGTGGGCCATCAGACCGTGGCCGGTGTGGGGGTTGGTAATTGGTATTTATTCGTTATATCCGACATAGACGGAACCCCATCACACACATCATATGACACCGGATTATCGTGCGTATCAAGCGTTTATTCAATCCGCAATATTTTTGTTGTTTCAAGTTCGGAATTGTATTTAAAAGTTCAATATGGCGGGAAGTATTATATTTATAAGGGGTCTTTAATTGGTAATAGCTGGTCATTTTCCCAAATAGTCGGCCCCCTAACGATGCCCGGAGATTTTCCAGACAGTTATAATAATATTCAGAAAAATACTGCTGGCGATTTCCTGGTTGTCGGTAGCGGTGATGCCGCCCTTGTTTATGATAGTAATTGGGAATTAAAAAATACAATATCTACTGCTGGCGTTACCGATTGCTGTAGCGTAACCCATCGGATCGGATCGGCGGCGGCGGAAAATATCTTTTATATCACCGGCTATACCACCGATAACGTCTATATTATTTATCCTGCGACCTACTGGCCGGATGTGGCCGAAAACGCCAGAAATTCTACATTCGATCCTTACGGCGTTTATGGAAAAATTGTTTCTAATTATGAAGATTTATCTATTCCGAACTATAAGCGGATAACCAGATCGTATTTGGAAACAGAAAGCGAATATGCGATTTGCGGTGAAATGGCGTTAGAGAGCGATTTTACTACCAATAGATCAATTCACACCACGGCAGAGGCCACCGAACCGGATGGCTCCGTTTGTCGAGAGGTATTCGCTTCTGGTGGTCAAGAAACATGGGATACGGACGATACCTTTAATTCTGGTACGGTGGAAAATTGGGAAACCCATCGGCTCGATATTGGCCTACAGGGGCAAAAGTTCCGCTATTCAATAGAGTTTGGGGATATTTCTGGTGCAAGTCAGGGAACCATGTACCTTAAACCGCCCATGATCGAAATGCAGGTTAGAGGGGTTAAGGGTAAAGATTGATGGCAGACAAGATTCTCATTCAAGTACCGCAGAGCGAGAAAGACCTGTTGAAGGTCTGCCAAGAGAACTTTAGAAAACTGCAAAATATATCGGGCAAAGTCTATAGCATCGAGGGAAATACATATTCTGAAAGCCGCGATCCCGGCAAGGTGAAGGTGGATTCCGCCGATACCGCCGATTATCTTGAAAGCAAGATGGTCGAGGGTAGCGATATAGATTTTGTGGAAACGGTTTCAAGTGCTGGCGTAAAG